TTGGTTTAGTGTCGGTAGAGTTTGCCGTCGGTGCCTATGCGCCAATCGGCGAGGTTCTGCAGCGTCAACAGGTAACACCTTCCACGGCCGATATCGGAGTCAACCCAGCCAATCTCCTTGAGCGATTGAACGAAGGGAAGTGATTCAATGTCGCACACTGCGGCACACAACGCAGAGTCTCGGTCTGACTCACCCTTGATGCTTCTCTCAAATAGGAAGGGAATAATGTCCACTTCGATTTGACTCTCTGGGCTTCCGATTTCGTCGTCGTACAGTTCGGTTGCGGAAACGTGGACAAGTTCGGAGTCGGCGAAATGACGGTTTATGAGGTTGGCGATGTTTTCTGGTTTGAGCATAAAAATGAAAGGTGAAAGGTTGGTTAGTTTGCTGAGTCGACGACGAAACCAGAGCGGTCTTTCTTGGCCTTTCCTTTCGGCTTTAATCCGACAACGTAGCCAGAGCGCCCAGCGCGTGCACGGCGGTCGAGAAAGCGGAGATCATGCAAATCCCCGTCTAAAACGGGGCGATGGAAATAGGTTGGGGGCAACGCATCGCGGAAAACGACCGAGACGTTTCCGCCTGCGCGGAGAACTGCGGCGCATTCGTTTTCGTTGGCTGCTGAATCACGGGAAAACGTCACGTGGTAGTTGGGAGCGTGAAGGCCTTTGGCGTTGTCCAGCGCCTTCTTCACGCTTTTGGTGTAGTCGTAAAAAGGGACGCTCGGGAATAAATCCATGAGCGTCATGCCTTTGCTCGGTACGATTAGACGGTGGAAGGCCAAATCAGATGTTCCGTTGAGACGAATGCAGGGCTGCATTCCAAGGCGTTTGGCCTTGGCTACAAGGGATTTGCAGTCTTCGTATAGAGATTCAAGAAAGGCGTTACGGTTCGCAAAGAAAGCTTTTGTCTTTTTGATGCGTGCAGATTGCACGCTGTTGAAAGCGCCTCTTCCAGAGGTGTTAAGGCACGCTTCTTTGCACGTTCCAGCCCATGGGCAGACGTTCCCGACTCCGGAGAGAGTGGAGGGGGAGAGGTAAAGGATTCCAGTCAAATAGCTTAGGGTTTCGCCTTTAACGGTTTTTGCTGAGGATGTTCCGAGTAGTTTCATTTTTTTTGGTAGTGGTTTGTGGTTTGTGCTGAGGGGTTTATTCAGAAAGGTTTACGAACTGAAAGGCGTGATTCTCTGTTTCTTGAAAGGTTCTGAACTTTTCGGAAAGCCGTGGCGCGTTGTAAAGTTCGTATTTGAAGTCACTTGTCGATACAAGGCTTATAGCGCAACCTCCAAAGGTGAACGCGTCAAGAATGCCGTCTAGGTCGTCAAGTTCCTGTTCGTCAAGGTATTCCATGAAGTCGGATAGGTTGACGTACGTTACGTTGAGGGTTTTGGTTTTAATGCTCATTTTTGTTTGGTTTGGTTATGGGTTGAGGGAGAGGGGTTTATGCTGCAAATGCGGTTTTGATTGTGGCAAGCATGGTTCCAAGGCAAACAACGGAAACAGCTAGGGCTTCGTGTGTTGTGAGGGGGAGCATAGCAAGGGCGAGGATGTCGAGGTTGATGAGGGTGAGCATGGTGAGTAGGAAGGTGCTGAGTTTCATAGGTTTAGGTTGGTTGAGACTGTTACCAGCAGATGATGCCATTCACGAGATATGGGTCGTGAGCGTGTTCGAGTGCTTTTGCATAATCGCCTGCAAAGCGGTGATTTAGGACATAGCGGGCCGTGCTGAGTGCCTGCAATGCGGTAATGGTTGGGTCGATGGCGCGCATGATGGATGCGATGGTTTGGATTTGTTGCTTGGTGCTGAGTTTCATAGGTTTATGGGTTTTTGGTTGCGGTGGCTCACTGCCAACTTGGTGCAAGGTTGGCGCAAATGGGGAGGGGTGGCAACAAGAAAAATGCGCAAAAAGTGCGCACTGAATGGAAAGGGAATCTTGAATCAGAGTGTATTGTGTGAGCTTTCTTCAGTGGATGGACAAAGTATTCGGAAGCGGAAGGACAAAGGGAGTACCGAACAAGTTCACGGCCTTCCTCAAAGAAGCCATTCAAACATCATTCGAGAGGTTGGGCGGTCCCGCGTATCTGGAGGAAGTGGGAAGGCGTGATCCGAAGACATACTGCGCTCTTTTGGGGAAGATGTTTCCTCGAGTCGACAAACGGGAAGAGACAACCGGACCCGTTTCCACGCTCTCTGATGCGGAAATCAGGCAACGCGTAGCGGGAATGCTACGCGAGGGGTTGAGCGCTGGGGGTATCGAGACAGGGGAAGTAGTTGAAGCTGAAAGCGTTACAGTCAAAAGTGGTACTTGAAGTTCAAGTATACATGTCTGCGATTGTAAAGACTAATAGCTTAACTCATAGTGATTCCATGCAATCAAAACGCGTTTAGTGTCAGTCATCAGGGATTCCAGCGCTAGGTTGCACATTGACTTATAAATAAATCACGAATCCAAACATGCCTAAAACCCCCTGAACCCATCCAGAACTTACAGCGGAGACGGCGGCGTCTCCGTGAATGTCGCTATTAGACCGTGAAAGAACTCAGTCCAGAAGAGAAAGCAGAACTGGTTATGTGCCTCGAGGAACTCCAGAGGCGCAAGCGCGAGCGCCGGTTGCTCGGTTACTACCCCGACACTGGCCCCCTCAGGCGGGAGCTTTACAAGAAGCACCTAGCCTTCTTCGAGGCGGGGGCGAAGTACAAGGAGCGTCTGATGATGGCCGCGAACCGCGTCGGCAAGACCGAGGGCATCGGCGGGTTCGAGATGGCGGTACACCTCACGGGCCGGTACCCCTCATGGTGGACGGGTCGCCGGTTCGATCGCCCCATCTCGGCGTGGGCGGCAGGGGACACCGGTAAGACCTCACGGGACATCTTGCAGACGAAGCTGCTGGGGCCGGCGGGGAGCCATGGGACGGGTCTCATCCCGAAGGAGGACATCCTGCGGGTGTCGGCGAAGGCGGGGATTGCGGACGCGGTGGAAATCATCGTGGTGCGTCACGCATCGGGAGGCGAGTCGCGGTTAACCCTCAAGAGTTACGACCAGCGGCGTGAGAGCTTTCAGGGGACAGAGCAGGACATCATCTGGCTGGACGAGGAGCCGCCGTTGGACATCTACACCGAGTCGTTGCTGCGGACGATGACGAACGACGGTATGGTGATGCTGACGTTTACGCCGCTGCTCGGCATGAGTGAGACGGTGATGGCGTTCTTGAGGGACGGGGAGGTGTGTGAGAGAGCGGAGGGAACGAAGTTTGTGGGGATGGCAACGTGGGATGACGTACCGCACTTAAGCCAAAAGCAGAAGGAGGACTTGTGGTCGAGCATACCGCCTTTCCAGAGGGATGCGCGCTCGAAAGGCGTGCCGCAGTTGGGAGCAGGGGCGATATATCCGGTGCCTGAGAGCGAGATCGTGGTACCTGACTTTGAAGTACCGGTGCATTGGCCTCGGGTGTTTGGGATGGATGTGGGCTGGAACAAGACAGCGGCGGTGTTTGGCGCTCTCGACCAGCAGAGCGACACGTTGTATTTGTACTCGGAGCATTATCGTGGGCAGGCGGAGCCGGCGATTCACGCGGAGGCGATAAACGCGAGGGGGCGCGGTATCCCTGGGGTGATTGACCCCGCCAGCCGTGGGAGAACGCAGGTAGACGGTCAGCAGCTTTTTGTGCGGTACCGGCAGATGGGCTTGGACTTGACGGTGGCGAACAACGCGGTTGAGACGGGGATATACGATGTGTGGCAGCGAATGTCCACGGGGAGGCTCAAGGTCTTTAAAAGCATGACGAACTGGGTGGCTGAGTTCCGGTTGTACCGGCGGGATGATAAGGGACGGGTGGTTAAGGAGAACGACCACTTGATGGATGCAACGCGGTACTTGGTGGTGAGCGGGCTGAACCGAGCGGCGTTGAGTTTGAAGAAGAAGTTGCAGAAGCTCATTGAAGTGGTGCCGGTGATGAACTTCTTCTCCAAGAAGTAGCGCCCTTCCAGCCGACACCCCCCCAAGCCCCCCAGCCCCCTTCTGAACATACCCAGTGTCCATTGACACAAGCCCCCAAACCCGCATGATGAGCGATATGAGTAAGAACGACCCGGTTAAGGTGCACGCGGAGGCGCTTGCGGAGTTTGACCGCATACAAGAGGTGATGCGCACGGAGCGGTTGCAGTGCCTGCAAGACCGCCGGTTTTGTTCGATACCAGGCGCCCAGTGGGAGGGGCCGCTTTCTGAGCAGTACGAAAACCGCCCGAGGTTTGAGGTGAACAAGACGCAGCTCGCGGTGATGCGGATTATCAACGACTACCGCTCAAACCGTATCACGGTGGAGTACGTCCCACGCGAGAAAGAGTACGAGAATCTGGCGGAAACGTGCAATGGGCTGTTTCGAGCGACGGAAGTGGATTCGAGCGCCGAGGAAGCGTACGACAACGCCTTTGAGGAGGCTGTGACCGGTGGGTTTGGGGCGCTGCGTTTGCGCAACGAGTACGAGGACGAGTACGACGGTGAGAGTGACGAGCAGCGCATTTGCATTGAGCCGATTTACGATGCGGACAGCTCGGTGTACTTTGACTTGAACGCGAAGCGGCAGGACAAAGCGGACGCGAAGCGGTGCTTTGTGATTACGGCGCTGACCAAAGAAGACTACGAAGCGGAGTGGGGAGACGATCCTGCAACATGGCCGAAGGAGATTACCCGCACCCAGTTCGACTGGCAGACACCGGATGTGGTGTACGTTGCGGAGTACTACCGTGTGGAGGAGAAGACGGACTACATGGTGACGTTTGAGGGAATCATGGGGGATGAGGAGAAGGAGCTCTTGTCGGTCTTAAAAGAGGGCAAGATGGAGGAGATGGAGGCGCTGGGGTACAAGGAAGTTAAGCGCAAGAAGATTAAGCAGAAGAAGGTACACAAGTGGATTATGTCGGGGGGCAAGGTGCTTGAGGACTGCGGGTACATTGCGGGGCGGTGCATTCCGATTGTGCCGGTGTACGGGAAGCGTTGGTTTGTGGACAACGTGGAGCGGTGCATGGGGCACGTTCGCCTCGCCAAGGATATGCAACGCCTCAAGAATATGCAGCTATCCAAGCTCGCAGAGATTTCGGCGTTATCGTCCATGGAGAAGCCTATCTTCATGCCTGAACAGGTGGCGGGGCATCAGGTGATGTGGGCTGAAGACAACCTTAAGAACTATCCGTATTTGCTGGTGAACGGCATTACGGACGCGCAAGGCGCGGTGCAACCGGCGCCCCCGATTGCGTACACAAAAGCCCCGCAGGTACCGCCTGCGATGGCGGCGCTGCTTGGTGTAACGGACATTGATATGCAGCAGCTTCTTGGCTCCCAAGGCAACGGGGACAAGATGGTTTCGCACGTTACGAGCAAGGCGGTGGACTTGGTGATGCAGCGCCTTGATATGCAGAGCTACATCTACGTCTCGAACATGGCTAAGGCCATTAAGCGCGTGGGCGAAGTTTGGCTGTCCATGGCTAAAGACGTGTTCGTGGAAGATAAGCGCAAGATGAAGGTGGTGACCGCCAACGGCCAGCAGGACGAGATTGAGCTTATGACGCCGGTGATTAACCCCGATACCGGTGAACTTGAGTACGACAACGACCTCTCGGAAGCTGAGTTCGATGTGGCGGTGGACGTTGGGCCGTCCTCGACGACGAAGAAACAGGCAACGGTGCAGGCGCTGCTCTCGATGATGGCGGTGACGCAAGACCCAGAGACGATGAATGTGCTCTCGTCGATGGCGATGATGAACATGGAAGGCGAAGGGCTTGGGGACGTTCGCACGTACTTCCGCAAGAAGCTGCTCAAGATGGGGGCGGTTAAACCCACCGAGCAAGAGGCACAGGAGCTCCTTGCAGAGGCCCAGAACGCCCAACCGGACGCACAGACGCAGTACTTCGCAGCAGAGGCGCAAAGGGCAAATGCGCTCGCTACAAAGGCACAAGCCGATACGGTGCTTACGCTGGCAAGAGCTGAGGAGACGAGGGCGAAGACCGAGGAGACGATTGCAAAGGCTGGTCAAATCGACCAAGACAAGGCGATGAAGCTGGCCGATCGCATCGAAGACGATGTGCAGAAGCTGGTGGCACCGGTTATGCCGGCAGCGCCCATGCAAACATTTTAGTGGACAAGCCCACTAAGTAAGAAAAAATGGAGAACAACAACACGGCAGTAGATGCTGAAGTTGTCTTGGAAGATGAGGAAGCTCCCGTAGCGGAGGCTGTGGCTGAGGAGACCGGTACGCCGGCATCTTCAGAGCCAGCCAAAGACGGGGAGGCGACCACTTCGGAAGAGATTGACGTTAGCATCGGGGATTCGCCAACCCAGAAAGAGGACGCAGAGAAGGCACCTGAATGGGTGCGTGAAGTGCGTAAAACCAATCGGGAACTGCACCGCAAGAATCGGGAGCTAGAGGAGAAGCTGAAGGCAA